TATTCCGCAATATTGAGCCCCAATATCTGTTCGGTGAAAAGAATGTCCTTCAGTTCGAGTGCTTCCGTTTCGGTAGGTTCTTCCCACCGTCCTTTTTCAATCAACTGCTGTTCTTGTTCGTCAATAGCCATATTTATTCCTTAAACAGTGGTGGATATTCTGTTGGTAATTGATAAAAATGATCTCCATCGCAGTTTTTCGGGCACTCTTCATCACACGGACATAAAAGTTTTCCAGCATAAAAATCCTCATAATGTTTCCTTAATACAGAATAAAGGGCTACTGGAATACCTCCATTTATAAAAACTGCCATATTTATCCTATTTTATTCCTTTAAAAACTTCATAATATCGGGCGTGAAATGCTCGAAAGATTGTTTAGAACAAAATTTCAAAGATTTTAACAAGGTTTTTTTCCTTTTTTCATCCCCTTCCATTCTTACCCCCAAGGCCCATTTCTTTTCCTTGCCCGCCTTATTTATAGCCTTTATGTGATATTGAACCGTGGGAAGATTTTGTTCTTTAGCGTCTGCCTTTATCGCTGGCAAAAATGGTGTAATTAATAAACCACCGATTGCTTTTAAAGCTGTTCTGCGTTCCATATTATCCCTTTTTACGATACATAGTTCATCCTGCTATTTGATACCGGCACCCGGTCGTAATCCTCGTAATCGTCCTCGTCCGGCATCTCACAAGCCAACTGAAGACCGTCCATTACCGCATAACGGGTGCAATCCATGAGATGATCGTTCATTTCAACAACCTTGCCATGCTTATCCCTGCGATATAAACGGAATTCGTCAAGCCACGTCCTGCAAGACTTAAAAACCTTCAATTTACCGATAGAAAAAAGTTTCCATACCTCAAATATTCCGGCCTCTACACTCCCTGGATATTTTGTTGCATATCTCAAATTAGGAATTAAATCCTGATATTCGGTGATTAAATGTTTCCCGTCCCTGCTCGATGTTCCCTTTGAGGGATCGCTTACCCCAGGTATCCAGTCTCCCCTTGCATTCACCGCAGCCGCATGAATAGGAGGTTCGGCCATGCCTCTTTTGTAGACACTATAGAGGTATTTCATCTCGTTATCCGGATCGATCGCCAACCAAGCGGCAGCGGTCCAGTTCCATCCATGATCAAACCCGAAAACCCTCCTGTACCATACAGGAATTTCAATATCATCGATAATTACAGCATTTTCGTCAATAGGGTACACCGCCCCGGATCCTAATTGCGGAATTCCTTTTGTCTTTGCGTCTCTCTGATGAGGAGGAATTTCAGCCCACAATAATTCTTTAGTTTTTTGCGATAGATGAGGTGCATCATCCCACGAGGCGTTGATGATAAACTTACCACCAGACTCGGAATACAACCCGTTCCTATCAGGCAATTTACCCTCTGGTAAAAACGACATCACCGTTTCGGTCATACCCTCATCAGGAGTGAACGTGCAATATATCTGCCCTGGTTCCTGTCCCGGGCTTGTCGGTGTCGCCCTCACAACACACTCTCCAAAAACATCTAAAGGAGGCTCTTCGTCCAGCCAAATAACCTGCGGATCTTCAGACTCGAAACTCTCCCTCCCCTCAGCGTAACTTTTAAAATATAATGGAATTTTTCTTCCGGAGACGTGCTTTACCGCAATGCTTTCAATAGCGTTCACGACACCGGATTTCATTCTTTTCGTGTCTAAATCCAACAAATCACCGGGAATCAAACCAGTTCCTAAATCGTTTATTTCTCCCAATAATTTAACCTGAACAGACTTAGCCGTTTTCGGGTTCGTCGTCCCGCATGCCCAGGCATAATTCGGGCCGTCCAGAAACCTCTTCCCTACCCACCATTCAGGATATAAACCGGTCAGATGCAACGCTATTAAAAAACCACCGATTCCTTCCGAATTATGATTAATCACCCCATTTGAAAGATAATTCTCATATTTAGGAACATGAATATCATAAATGTCCTTGACTCCTATGGACTGATAGCATACAATAGAATTATTCAAACCAAGGGGGTTATATAATGCCAAGAAAGATAAACATAGACCGCGAGAAATTGAAATATCTGGTTGAAGTACAGCGGCTTCAGCAGTGGAAAATTGCCGATATGCTCGGAGTAAGTCGAGGTACGATAGGCCGGAATTGCAAGCGGCTTGAACTGACAACAATGGGCACTGGACCTCGTCGCGGGAAACTTCACACTGGATGGAGGGGTGGGAAAAGGGTGATATCTGGATATTGGTATATTTATTCGCCCCACCACCCCAACCGCACGCGGCAACGCCTCGTAGCTCTCCATAGGTTGATAATGGAGGAACATCTTGGTCGATACCTTCACCCGAAGGAGATTGTTCATCACAGGGACGGGAATACGTTGAATAATAATCTTGATAATCTGCGTCTTTTTTCAAATAATGGAAAACATCTTCAATATTCTCGAAAAGGAAAGTGTCCGAATTGGTCGGAGGAAGGGAAAAAACGAATTTCCGAAGGTCTTGAAAAAAGAAAAAACCAGATTGCGTCAGGAATCGGTGTCCCTGGGCGATGTCCAAATACTGGCCGTTGGATAACCAAACACGATAAAGCATCTCAGGAGCTTTCTTGAAATGCCCAATGACTTTGCCGGGAACTATCCTTGATCCATCCCATGAAAGAACTTCATCAGATGCCCTTATTTCCCCTATTTTCTTATTCGATCCGTCCGACATATCTATTAAGGTATTGTAATCACAACATTTTCCTATACGATTTGCGGCCAAAATTGCAAGGATAAAGGCTTTTGCCGTCGCTTCGAAAAATTTAACATGCGGAACATACAATTCCCTCCGCAGCGGTCCCTCGTCGGGATAATACGTTGCTAACCGGTTCCGCTTCTTCCGGCGCCGGAGCTCACGGTCTAAAATATTAATCCTGTCGTATTTCTGCTTAGACATTCGAAAACCTCAAAACATCCAGGCCCCCAACCCAAACCCGATACAAAATGCGGTTATAGAATATATCAGAACGTCTGCCTTGGTCATGGCGCTACATACACCTTTTTTATATTTTTAGGAGCTAATCCAAATCCGGCAGAAGCAAAGTTTTCATAGACCACGCCCGAACGAAGAATATCATCCGCCTTCGATTCCAATACGTCAAGAATCTGACGCTCTGTTTCATGTTGAGATATCATTCAAACCTCACGTAACCGGGTCAACATCAAACCATTCGGCTTTTCTGTTGTACTTGTCCTTCACCCTTACAATATCAGTTTCGTCATTCTCTCCAAGAGCCACATCAAGAAATCTGCCGTACTTTCTATTACCATTGTAAATCGCCCTGTGTTGACAACCTCTCTTGGCTATAAAAATACTCCCCGGTTCTACATCGTCAAACTCTATTGGCTCAAAATCTCTATGGGCTGAATTTAATATAGTGAAGCCAGGATCGATTATAAAATAAAGCTGATCTCTTTTATGATGATACTGCAAAGACAATCGTTCACCGGTTTTGACGAACATCATCTTGACAGTGCATGGTCCCGTATTCAAACAAAGCTGCCTGAAATATCCCCACGGTCTTCCTGTTCTGGTGTCTTCAAACATCGCATCCCCTATCCTCTCTAATTTCGGCTCCCACCAACATTCGTACCCCATTAAATTGGTGCCATCATCAAGGGTTATCCGTACCCCGCCGTCTTATTTCTTCACGGATCATGGCGCTTCATACACCTTTTTTACATTCTTCGGGTCTGCTGCATACCCGGCCGCCATTCTAACACACCGCCACCAAATCCAGGCCCTAACCTTGCTCATCCCATCAGCCACTAAAACATCGTACAGAAAATCGTCCGCGATCTCCCGGCAATTACCCCCGATATGACCATGTCTCATTAATTGATAAAGCGCATCATGTACCAGAGAACCCCGCATACTGTTCTTTGTGTCTAAGGTAGGCCCGCTTGCTCCGTCCCACGCATATCCCATCCGGATAACAAGGACTCCGTTTTTTGACAGTTCAATAAACTCGGTCTTGATGTCATCAAAAGGATCTATCGGTACAATAAAGGTTTCGTTCTCCGCCGACTGATACTTATACCCCCTTCGGTATTTCATATCTCACCCGATCTCATCCTTCGAGCCGCCCGCATAGACCGGGTTTCAATTTTGCGCCCGGCCCGCTGAATTTCAAGGTCCCGGTGCCATTTCGAATCGAGTATTTCGGCAGATGCCCGCTCAAAATCGTCTTTGCGAATCGCCTTCCACATATTTTTATACCCAAGAATACCCCTCCGGCCATGACAATATACCATGTCGGTGATAACCGCACACCGGGCATCGGATAACTCAACACCATTCAATTTCATTGCAAAATTGCAGCCGTAAATCGCATCATCGAACCGCTTGCGAAAAAGAATCTCCCATACCTGCTTCGGAAGGACCATTCCCACATTGAGAAGAGAGCCCCACCCACCAGTCAGGTTGCCTTTATGATCCAGATAAATATCGTCCCGGTAAGACTCCTCTGCCTTGATCATGGCTTCTGTTTGACAATAATCAGGCAATCCTCTTCTCCATTCCGTCAACCCTCGACTCCAGCTCCTTCAATCTCCTCCCCAACGCAAACAACGCATCATGCGTGTATCCCGCACCAACCCGGCTTATTATATCAAATAATTTCCGGCTGTCATCTGACGTGAAAATCTTTTCAGGTTCATCTTTAATCATATGATTATGATCAGTCATGGCACTTATACCCCTATAACGCTCTCAAAATAAAAAACAATCCGGCATTCTGTAATTTTAACCTGACCGAACCGTAAGGCTCTGTCAAACTGAGTATTCTTTCTCAATCGCGTAACTTGCAAAGCCAGTTCAGAGCGCCACATTTCTAATTGCATCCTATGTTTGTGATTATTGCACTTCCGACAGGATGGCATAAGATTTTCAGATCTGTTTAAATTCACCTCAGGAAGGCGATAAGATAAACACAGCGGCCATAAATGATCCACCTGCATTTGCTTTATTGTAATAATCACACCACAATAGGCACAATGACCGCCATACTTATCATAAACCTTTGCCCTGTCTATCTTCATTTCTTCACCTTAGACAAGCGATCTTCCAGAGCATTATTTAGCCTTTAACCCACACAAAAAAGGCACTGCAATAAACGCAAATACAGTCGGTGTCGCATACCAGACCTGACAACAATTAAATATTTGTTCGTACAGGACTAATAATGTAAATACTGTGATATAAATCCATCCTACATAAAACCATCCCCTGTGCTTTCTCATTATTCCCGATCCCTCGCTTTCTTTGCCTCGATTTCTTGATCCCTTGCTTCCAAACATCCTTTCTCTGTCAGCGTTGGGTCGAACACGAAATCGTAATGCTCGGATGCCAACCAGTCAAATACCCGATGAACCGGGATGAATAACCCCATGTGGGGAACTACAGCCGTCCAGCCCATTGCAGCTATTCGGCTCGGAATACCGATGAAGATGCCTTCCCCGGTGAACATAGCCCCCCCGGAATTGCCGAATATAATCTGTGCCGATGACATATCGTAAGGTAGCGAGTCCGACTGAAGGTCGATCCTTGATATTTGACCTTTACTTACAAGGGGAGGCCAGCCTAACGAACAGCCCGCAGCAATAGCTTCGTCCAGAACACGATAATCAGAAACTTTGTCCCTGGCGGGGAGCGTTGCAACGTGCTCAACGGGATCGTCAAACCGTAATTTCAGCAGGGCCATGTCTTCTCTCTCGGTATACGCGACGATGTCCGCCTCAATCTTCATTGTCCCAACAGGGGTTGACATATCTCTGTACTTAAAAATCTCTACATGGACAATGCCCCGACGCTCGGTTTTTACGTCTTTTTTAAGCGCGGAATCCCATACATTACTGATGGATATTTCCGATGAGATGACATGATGATTCGTGAGGATATAAGTCGAAAACTTGCCGCCCTCCAGATCTTTTGAATAAATCACAGTTCCGGACCCCACAGACTGACCAGCCGACACTCGCACAATAGGATAAATCATTCTTTCATGGCCGATTCGACCAACTATACTCGCATACGAAAAGCCTGAAACCATTAACAACGCCAGTATTAAACTGACCACCAAAAATCGTTTCATTCCAGCTCCTTCCTTTTCGGGGCCGCTACGAACACTATAGGAATTTCTGTTATTTCACCGTCGTCACCGATACCACCCAGAGCCATTTTATCAACAAAATCCGCTTCGGGAACATCCTCTTTTTCCTGTAATATCAGACATAACTCGCCTTTAAAATAGGGCCTGCTCAGACGGCAAACCCATCTCCTTCAGCTCACGGCTGATGAGCTCTTCACCGCAACGCACCCTCTATCCGACCCTCCGGCTTGTATTCCCA